GGTTCTACTTACATATGTATAGAAACATTAATTCGTCAATCGTTTTCAAATGCGCTAGGTTGTTTCCATAAAATAGACTTCTATTTAATATACAGTGATTCTGCAAGGATATCTGTTACCGGGTACAATACAAATGTATTAAAAAGGGTTCGGATTGTAAGGAGTGGTAATACAATATTTCTTGATGTGTATTCTGGTGCATTTATAAACTCAACCGAAATATTATCATTTATTCCATTTAATGAAGGAATACAATCAGCTGAACATGTTGAGGCTTATTTAGTCCCTGAAATCTCTGATGGCGAAGTAATTGTGCGCAGTGTTGATCTTGCAGACAATATATAAATATGGTTTATCATAAATGCATTAAGTAATTGTTACCCATTCGCTCCATTCGGTAGAGTTATTTTTGACCCTACTATATATTTTATTGTCCCAGTATGTTATTCGCAATTGCCGTTGATATTTGCTATAGCTTTTATGCCCCAAAAATAACCCACTACCATCATTTGTAATCGCAAAATAGCAAATATTATTATAGCCAGTTAGTTCATCATCAAGTAGGTCGAAACGATCAAGAGCAAATATTTTAAAGTAATTTAAACTGCCGCTTAAATCAGACAAATTGCTGTTTGTTCTACGCAACTTTAAGATACGCCGCTTTTACTGATTCTTTGTTCACGTTGCAATAGATCATAGTTGTATCTATCTTGCTATGACCTAAAATTGCCTGTATATATTGTATTGGCAGTCCCCTTTTTGCTGCATTTGTTGCCATTGTCCGGCGAAAACGGTGCGGATGTACCTTTTCTACACCAGCTCTTCTTCCAATCTGGCGAACCAAATGCTCGATGCTACACTTTGACATCCCTGTCCCTCTTTTATTTAAAAATAACGGGGAAGATGCATTCCAACTTCGTTCTGCCAAATAGCGTTGTAAATAATACATTGCATTATCACTTATATATACAGTACGTTCTTTATTCCCCTTTCCCAGTACTGTGCACTCTCCTGTTCGGAAATCTATATTTTCCATGCGTAAATGAGCCACTTCTGAAACACGACAACCTGTGGAAAGCATAAACTCCACCAGTGCCTTTTCTCTCGAAGTCTTCAGGCAGTCCCTGATTTTCTCCATTTCCGCAGCAGAAAATGGCTTCTTATCTACTTTTTTCTGTTTGATGCGCTTGATTCGCAACATTGGATTCTTAGAAATAATCTCTTCTGCTGTCAACCATGCAAAAAACGTAGACAGAAATCGCCGCTTATTATCTACCGTTACGGAGCTCACTTTGTGCGTACTCTGATACTTAGCAAGATGAAAACGAATGTCATTTGTTCGGATTTCCGCAAAATCTTTTGGAATATCTTCGAGAAGTTTCACAACCGCATCCCTGTATTGTTCCAGTGTACGATCAGAGTGCCCTTCCAAGCGCATAGATGCTATATAAGTTTTGAGGATCTTCTCGTTTCCCTGCTCATTAACCGGCACTAAATCCGTACACTGCTCCACTACTTCATATTTACAAAAAAGAGCAGTCAATGCGATATCCACTTCATTGATCTGCTCTTTATCCATCTTCTTATCCAGCATTGCCAGCAATTCTGTACGAAACTTTTCTTCCATTGCAATCTCCTATCCTATATGGTTTTCTTTCCATTATAGGACAAAGCAATTATTTTTGGGCATATTCCTCACCGGTAATTTCTTTGTACTCCTCTTCCGTGATCCACTTTCCAACTGCATTTTGCACACGCGCTTTGCTCCAATATCCGCGATCGTAATATTCTTTTACCTTGTTATAATTCTTACTCATCCAAACTTACCTCCATCTGCATTGCCATATAGTCAAGATCTGCTCTCTGCTTTTCGATGCTATCTGTGTTTGCTTCTGTTTTTGCCGCATTCTCTGCCAGTCTCACAGATACTTCCGTAATACGCTTTTCCGTATAATCAGCTTCTTTTCCGAGGATTACCGTTTTTGTATCCCCCTGTAATTCAATTTTCTCCAAAACAACATAACCCGGGATCACAGATGTAAGTACATCCTCGTCCGTATAAATTTCTAACCGGGCAAGACTTTCTTTATCCGAAAAGATCGTCTGTAAATTCTCACAGGTTTCATCATTGATTATAATATGTAGGTTTCCTTCTTTGTGATTGGCATTTACAATATCATACATGCCTTTTAACGTTTTTAATTTCATAATTTTATTCCTTTCTTTTCATGGTTTTATATTAAACAGCAATTTAAATAGTAAATTTCAAATCATTAATCCGGATGGCATTACTAAAAATTTCTACTATGAAAAAAGTATTGGTAAGGCAGGTGGATGGTTTAGATTTTTTAAAATTACTTATTTTTCGGAAACAGGGGCACAAGGAGCAGCTTATAACCATTTTAATGTCACAATTAGTCAAGTTTTTAATAATGGATTAGGCGGCAATTGCAACTTTGATATTATTGAAGAACATGCAGACAATCCCTATATAATTCAAAGGTACAATACTCTTAAACAAATTAAAAAGTTTAGAATAGTACGCAGCGGAAATATTATTTACTTCGATTTTTATGCTAATAGCATTAATAATACTACAATAGTGCTTATAAATATTCCATTCTACAAAAATGCATCAAATATATCTGAGGCATCTATTGTAAAATATCTTATTGTTCCAGATGTTTCTGACGGAGAAAAAATAATTAAAAATACTAATCTAACAACAAATAATTAACTTTACACTTTGCTGTAATTTTTAATACCTATGACAATAACATCCATCGAATCTCTCGTATTACTGATAGTAAACTTCCCGGAATAGGCCTCCAGTGTATCTTCTTTCGAATAAGCAATAGTCACTCCTATTTGCTCGTTTCCATTAACGAACGAGACTCTGCTTCTAATACTGTCTGACTGATAGCCAACGGTTGTCGCTATTAAAAAATGGCTTGCTAAATGCCCAACGAAAAAAATAATGCAATTCAAGCATGGAATAGTAATGCTTCCGTTTTTTGCAAGATTGTATTTTTTTGAAACCATTGGAGAGTTCTCAAAAGTTAAATTGCTGTTTATTTGCTGAATGTTGGCAGCCATCGTCCCCTCTATGTTCGGATTCGCCTGCCGCGCGTCTAATGCACTCCCGGGTTCTGTGGTGGTATTGTTGTTCACTATTGCCGGTTTTCCATCCAGGTCATTGTATTTCCCCGAAAATGCAACCGTCTTTAAATCTGCAAAAAACTTTGCAATCTTTCCAAGAATCTTCGGCATTTTCTCCTTGGATGCTATGTTTTCTCTTTTTGCTGCTACTGTAAACTCCGGCTCCTGTAATGCATCTGTTGCATTTTCCCTTGTTTTCATCTGTTCATCAATCTTTTTCAGATTGGCATTCACAACATCCACATCGTAATCATCCTGTGGATCATCCATCTGCAGATCATAGTATTTTGTTTTTGTCATGGCAAAACCTCCTCTTTCAATTGCCTGTGCGTATAGCTATGTAACTGTGCATGCGTAAATTTATGCAAAACTGCATGTGTATTATAAATAAGAAGAACTTTGTAGCATATATCCTCTGGTGACATACGCCGGATCAGTTCTTCAACAACTCCGACACGATCCGCTACATTCAATTTCAGATGCACGAGTATGTAATAATGCTCCTCATCTGAATACAGATCATAATTGTTTTCTCCTAGGCTGGCATTTAAACATTTTACAAGTGTCGGATGCGTATACGGTATCCGTTCATTCCACCGCATTGACACACGCGACCGACGGAGTTCTAAATTTTCACCAGCACCTGGAATGATATGTAAGATTCTTTCGAACCGCTCGATGCCTTCTGCATCTGAAGTCTCTATGAATGCATTTCGTAATATTTTAGTAGTATCCATGTTAAGAGCCGCCACCTGCTTATCCTCGCTCTGCATCAATTGCTTCATTTCTTCAAACTGTTGCATAAACGGAGGCAGATAATCAATCATTTTTTTAGCCACTTACATCACCCCTTACCGGAATTGCATCTTCATCCAATGTTACATTTTCAGATGCACCATTCAGTTTCACATCTGTAATATCCAATATCCCATCAATCAGAAGCAACCGGGATTCAATCTGGCTCTTGCGCACCACCAGGTTATCTTCATTACTCCAATCAGCAGAAAGTTCTGTAAAATACCCATCTATTGTCGACTGCATATCGGATTTCAAGGATTCAAATGAATATCCATTCTTATAAACCGCGGTAACCGCCACAGCAACAGGAACTTCTTTCACTCCCATAACCTTTACCACATGCCCAATAGGTGCCAGACCATATCCATCTCCTGTCTTATCATCCGGATCTACATCATTTTGTACTTTCTTCACTAATGTAGCTGATGGAGCTTTAAACTCTGATGATATGATATACACTCGAACAGTGCCACCCACTGTAAGAAGTTTATTTTTTGCAGCATCATGTACCGCTTTCAACCATGCAAATACTTCCGTTCCAACGGTTTCCGCAGACTGCTTTCCAATCCACTCCGTAACTGCTGTAACAGGAATAAACTTTGCCGGATCATATCCTTTTTCCCACATCCGGATAACTTTGCATGCACCAACTCCATCAATGGCCG